TTACAGTGCGATTAGATAATTCTGAGTTGGAGTTATTGGAGAAATATAGTGAAGAGATAGCTATTAATGGTTCGCCAGGTGTTCGTGGTGTTGATCGTATTGATATGAATACTTCAGCAGGTATGCCTCATTGCAAAAGCAAAATCAATTATTTTTCTATTGATGAATCTAAAGAGTACAAAACTTATTTTCCTAAAGATGAATTAAGAAAGGAGATTGATTTCGCTTTAGATAATTATAAAGCTGGTTATAGAAATAATTTTATTTTTATGGGAGCTTTAAAAGATGAGGCTCGTGAATATTCCAAAATTCTGGAAGGTAAAACACGAGTTTTCACAGGTCAATCTGTGGCTCATTTAATTATAGGAAGACAATATTATTTATCCTTCATTCGTGTAATGCAAAGAAATCGTATTAAATTCGAATGTGCTGTTGGTACAAACGCTCATAGTGAAGATTGGGATGAAATAGCCCATTTCTTAAAGGATTTTTCGAGTTATATGTTTGATGGGGATTATAAAAATTATGATAAGAGTATGATGGCTATGGTTATTATGGCCATTTTTGATGGCATTATTGAATTTTATAAAAAACATAGTAAATATGATTCAGAAGACTACACTGTTATGCGAGGTGTAGCTTATGATGTAGCTTTTGCATATGTTAATTACTTTGGAGATTTGATGTCTTTTCTACGTAATAATCCTAGTGGTCACCTTTTGACAGTTATCATAAATTCAATATGTGTTAGTGTATATTTGTGTATTGGTTTTAAGGAAGCAACTGGTATGCCAATGTCAGAATATTCAACTTATGTGCATAGTGTAACCTATGGTGATGATGTTATTGTTGCTGTTAGTCCTGTTATCAGAGATTTATTTAATTTTGAAACTTACCAATCAGGATTGGCAAAATATAAAATTGTATTTACACCAGCTTCTAAAACTGGTGATACATATAAATTTAAATCATTTGAAGACCTTGATTTTTTAAAAAGATCATTTGTTTTCTCTGATGAATTGAATAGATATATATCTCCCCTATCTATAGGTTCGATTCATAAGTCGTTGGTAACTTGTGTTAAATCTAAAACAATTACTCCA